CGCGCCGACGCCGCCTACGCCGCCGCCCGCGCCGCCAACGCCGCCGACGCCGCCGCCAACGCCTCCGCCGCCGGTCGTGACGACTACATCGTCGGCCGCGTCCTCCCGGTGCTCCGCGACATGATCGGGATGGGCCCGCACGCGCCGTGCGAGTCCGAGCCGCCGCACGGACGCGAGGCCCTCGCCCGCAACATGGGCGCCGCAATAAACGCGGCCCACGCACAGCAAGGAATAGGACCTGCCCCTATCAGCGACCCGTGGACCGCGCACCGTGAGGAGGCATGACCATACTTCCACGCCGGCGACAAGTCCGCAATGGCGGACCTGGAGCGCTGCGCAGCCAATGACCACATGATAGGAGCTACTCAATGAGCGAAAAGCCGGTATCAATCTCCATGATGTACGTCGCCCCTGATCCGGCCGGGTTCGCGCGCCCGATCGCAGAACGGGCGCGGGCACTGCCCAAATCTCTCCAAAAGTCAATGTGGGTCTGGCTGAAAAAAACCGACCCGAGCGATCCAAACGACTTCCTCTTCGATTTCGGCACCAACCGGCACGAGTGGACCTCGTTGCTGGCGTCGCTGCCGGCCGGGTGCCGACTCTACGCCTACATCGGCAGCAAGGGCATCGTGGACCACCGCCAGATCAACCGCGTCCTGACTACGTACGCCGGATGGTGCGACGGTATCGGGTTCGACTACGCGCACGGCTGGGAGGACGGCGGCACGCAAGACACCGTGCGGATGGTGGTCGATCATGCGTGCTCGTCGTTCCCGTCCGTCTGGCTGGAAGCCAACACAATGCGCCCGTGGTCGATCCCGTTGGCAGCCATGTGGGGCAACATGGGCGTTATCGCCGCGCCGTGGCTCTGGCGGATGGCCGACGAGAAAAACGGGCGATACACGCTAAAGCAGGCGCGAGATGCCGGGCTCATGACCGCCGTGGTGATATCGAAACGCCCGATGATCGTCGGAGCCGACGGCGAGTCTGAGCCGATGCCGGACCCGGAGTTCGCGGCGTGGAAGGTCGAGCAGGTGCGGTGGGCAATCTCCAACGGCGCGAACGTGATCCTGAACCCGTCGAGGTTGTCACCGGATCAACTGGAGCAGGTGTCGGGGATGGTACAGAAATGAAGTTCCGCACCGACATCGTTGATCGGCTGCGGCAGCGTATCGCCGCAGGCCGCGCCGCCGACATACCAGACGACGTGCTCATTTGCGGCGTGACGGTCGCTGAGGCGCGCGAACTGCTCGCCGAACTCGCCCGCCTCCGCGCGATCGTGGACAAGTTGCCCAAGACGGCGGACGGGGTGCCGGTGTACGTCGGAATGCGGTTTTGGATCAAAGAGGACGCTGGAGATAGCGAGTTTGAAGGATGGATAGTCACTGGCATAGGACCGGAAACGGCGGGCGAGAACGACCGCTATGACTGGGTACGCACCAACGGCATCGGATACCTCACAACCCAAGTGATCTACTCCACCCGCGCCGCCGCCGAAGCCGCGGCGAAGGAGAAGCGATGAGCGCCACCATCAAGTGCGACGGGTGCGGCAAAGAAGTGCCGATGGTCTGGACCAGATCCGGCGCGCCGGGCTGGCACAAGCCTCGCCAGTGGTACCAGCGGCAGGACGAGGACGGAATCCAAGACGCCTGCTGCCGCGAGTGCATCGCCAGCGACGACACCGGGCCTATCGCTTCCAACATGCGCCGGGCCGCCCGCGCGAGGGACATCGACGCATTGCGGGACCAGCGCGACGCGCTCTCCGCCGCCCTCTCCGACTGCGAAACGGCGCTACGAGAGATTATATACGGGAAAATCCAATCGGACAACGAGCATCCGCTCGGTGAGGCATGGTCGATGTCGGGTCGGTTCATCGAGATCGCTCGCTCTGCCCTCATCCGCGCGGAGAAGACAAGAGGAGGAACGCTATGAGCCATAACGACGTGAACGATGAAGCGGCGGCACTTGGCACATCGACGGCGACGCGGCTGTATCAAAAGGGACCGACGGTCTACGTTGGCGACACTCACTATACCACCTGCGACACAGACGGGTGGCACCGCGACTGGATCCGTTCAACCGGAGGACTCATTGGTAGATCGTGCCGATGCAGCGATTGGATCGGCGGATGCGTCGCACGCGCGAAAGGTGAGAAGCTGCAATAAACGTCGTGCGTGACGAGAAGCCATGAGCGGACTTGTCCTCAGCCTCTTCCCCGGCATCGGCCTGCTCGACATGGCGTTCGAGGAGGCCGGGTTCTGCGTCGTGCGCGGGCCCGATGTCCTCTGGGGCGGCGACATCCGCCGCTTCCACCCGCCGGCGGGGCGGTTCGACGGGATCATCGGTGGGCCGCCGTGCCAGATGTTCTCATCGCTCGCGCACCTGGTCCGCGCCAACGGGCACGAGCCGAAGTTCGGCAACCTCATCCCCGAGTTCGAGCGATGCGTCGCCGAGGCCCAACCCGCATGGTTCCTGATGGAGGAGGTCCGCGGCGCGCCGGTGCCGTCGATCGACGGGTATGGCATCAAGGACTTCCTATGGAACAATGCCTGGACGGCTGGGGATGACGGCTACGGCCAGGAGCAGGAGCGACTGCGCCGGTTCAGCTAAGGAAGTCACGCTACCCAAGACCGGTCATGAGCGTTGATATTGCCGAGGCAAAGAAGATCTGCGCATGCGTTCCGTTCGCGGATTGCGACGCCGGAGTGGTCGAAACGATGGCGTGCATGAGGGAACTGATTACAGAGGTCGAGTCTCTGCGCCGCGTGGTTGAAGACGCTCGCAAGGCACACGACCACTTGGCCGACGCGCTCGGGATGCTAATCGGACAAGAGAAGTCACCAACGCCAAGCCTGCTTGTCATCCGCGAGGCCGTCACCGTATTACGGAGGGCGACAACACACCTGCCGTATCTGCCAATAGGGAAACCATAACGTGACGCTCTGGGACTTCACCTGCCGCGCCGAGCGGCTTGAGAACGGGTACTACCGCGTGACGCTGACCGGGAACGTGACCGGCGAGCGGCGCGAGAGCGTGGGGTATCACCCGCTCTGGGAGTTGATTCGATTGATCGGTCGAAAACCAAAGGAACAGCCCATGACAAAGGATCTCGATCGTCAAACATTGTCCTCCCATGAAGCCGGCGCGGGCGGCACTGTCGGCGCTGCATCGCCGCGGTCCGCCCCGCCGGTTTTGCTCGGGTCGGCTGACGAGGCGGTGCAACCATGACAATCGAGCCCGAAAGCGCGAAAGCGACCCCGATACCGTTCAACCCGCTTCATTTCGGAGCTCAACTCCCGCGCGAAGGAAAATCCAACAGCCGCGTTGAAGCGCTCGAAAAACTCGCCGAGATCCCGCCCGACGTGATGGCGGCCGGCAGCAGCGCCATCGACCACTGGCTCAAGCGGTCAGTCAGGCTGAGCCGCGATGACATCCCGGAAACAATGGGCGAGATCCGAGCCTGGGCGCTGAACGAGATAGACCGCGAGCTGCGCGGCCGAAACCGGCGCTACAGTGGCGACCCGCGAACCGGCGACATCGCTGAGGGATTCTGCGCGTCGTGCGGAAGGCGCGTAATGACGGCCGAAACCGACGGAGAGCTGCTGTGCATGGTGTGCATGCCGCTAAAGCTCCCGTCGGTCATGATGGGCGGCGGCGTGTCCACGAACAACATGCCTCCGATCGAGCCACTATCGGTGTTCGTACGTGCCGCGGACGACGATCCGCTGGAGGACGACGAGCCGTGAGACCAGCCCTGGCGCCGTTCCCCTACTTCGGCGGTAAGTCGCGCGTTGCCGATGTTGTATGGTCGCGCCTAGGCGACGTTGACAACTACATCGAACCGTTCTTTGGTTCCGGCGCTGTTCTGCTCGCGCGCCCGCACCCGGAGCCGTGGACACGCACGGAGACGGTCAACGACATTGATGCGCACTTGGCCAACTTCTGGCGCGCCGTCCAGCGCGAGCCCGAGTCCGTGGCGCGTGAGATGAACTGGCCGGTGAATGAGGTTGACCTCGAGGCGCGCCACAAGTGGCTGGTGAAGATGCCTGAGAAGGACGGGTTTGCGGCGCGGATGAAGTCGGACCCGGATCACTACGACGTGAGGCGCGCCGCGTGGTGGTGCTGGGGCCTGTGCCAGTGGATCGGGAATGGCTGGTGCGCCGGCGAGTATTACGGCGAAGGGGACGAGCGAACGACCGGAACCGGCGTGAACGTCTCCGATCCCGAGCGCGGCGGCAGGCGCCCCCACCTCAGCGCGGGCATGGGCGTCCACAAGAAGATCCCCCACATCGGCATGGGCATGAGCGAGAACGCGCGCCGCGAGGCGGTGTTGATCGAGTGGATGATTTCGCTCCGCGACCGGCTCCGCAACGTCCGCGTCGCCTGCGGCGACTGGCTCCGGGTCTGCTGCTCAGACTCCACAACCACGAAGCACGGCGTCACCGGCGTATTCCTCGACCCGCCGTACGCCGACACCGCCGGGCGCATGAAAGATATCTACGCGCACGACGATCTGCGCGTCGCCCACGACGCGCGCGAGTGGGCGATCGAGCGCGGGCGCGACCGCATGATGCGCATCTGCCTGTGCGGCTACGAGGGCGAGCACAACATGCCCGCCGACTGGGATGTCGTTGAGTGGTCGGCCAGCGGCGGGTATTCGTCCCAAGGGCAGAAAGGCAACGTGAACCGGCACAAGGAACGCCTCTGGTTCAGCCCGGCCTGCGGGTCGGGCGCGCCGCTGTTTGGTCAATAGATCGGCGCGCTGCCGAACGCGCTTCGGTCCACCCGCGCCGCCTCCAGCAGCAGCGCCAGTGCCCGGCGCGCAATCTGCTCCCACATCTCGCGCGTATCCGCGTCGCACATCTCGAACGGCGGCAACGCGCGGGTCAGGCCGTGCAACTCGCACTGCTCGCACCAGGCGTCGTAGCAACCCGAGGCCGTCTCGCGGATCAGGCCCTCCTTGACGGTGTACTTGTACGCGGCGTCCGACATGGCCTACTCCATTCTCAGCTTCCCGGCCACGAACAGATCGTACATCGCCTCCACCTTTCCCAGCCGTTCGCCGAAATCGTTGTTCCGCACCTGCTCGTTCCGGATCGCCTGGTCCAGCCTGTCGGCCAGCCGCTCGCGGTCACGGATCGACGTGTTCGCGCGCTCGAAGCTGATCCGGTCCAGGGACGTGATCGGGCCGAACACGGCCGTTGCCGCGATCGCTCCGATGACGGCAATGGCCGAGAGCGCGATGCCCCAGGCGGTGTAGTTCGGTCGGCCCTCGCGCCGGACCAGTTCACCGACCGACTTGGCGAGCGACTGAACGTCCTGCTGGAGCGACTCCAGACCCGTCTCCAGCCGCGTCAGGCGCGACGGGATGTTGGCCTTATCGTCCTCGTATGCTTTCGGTTTCACGGCCGCGGCCCGCGCAGTCTCTGAATCTCGCGCTCGATCAGTCCGACGCGGCGCCCCATCCGATCCAGCCGGTCAATCATCCGCTCTCTCCATGATCCGCGTCCGCCCGCCGGATACCGCCGCACCGTGGTAAAAGGCTCAAAGACCGCGGTCGCGGTCGGCCCGGCGGCGCGGAACGCGGCATAGCAGGTGCTATCTCCGCAGCTTCGCCACGCCGCGCGCGCCGGCGTATCCGGCGGCGCCGATCGACGCCGCGTACAGCTGGTCCGGGCTCAGCTCGAGCCCGAGCTGCGGCCCGAACAGGACCGTCAGAAGGGTACCAAGCACGATCCACAGTTCGCTGGTCTTGACGCCCTCTTTCATGTTGTGCCTCCGTTCGTTGGCGTACTCGATTCGTCCTTCGCCCGCGCCCTGAGCAGCGCGGCCACGAGCGATCCAACCGTAATCACGATAGGGGCCACCGGGCCCGAGAACGGCGCGAAGGCCGCGGTTGTCGCCTCGGTCGCCGCCGCCGCCGATGCCGGATCGAACCGCGCCTTTCCGTCCGGCCCGACGCCACGGCAGCCGACGAGCACGAAAAGGGCGGAGAGTAAAGCCAGTCGTTTCATCACAACTCCTTTCATTGACCGGTCTACGCACGGGACTCATTGTAACGCCTATCGGTTGATCCAGTTCGCTGGTTTTCGAGCCCGCCAAGACGGATGATTCGGGAGCTTCGACGCCAGCCCGCGCCGGATCAGACGGTCCAGCAGCGATTCCTTCGCCCTCCTGCCGGCCGATCCCGGGTCCTGCCTCAGCACACCCTCGTGCAGACGGATGCCGCCGGCCAGCGCCTCAAGACGGTCATCGTGCTCAAGGGCCTTGCGCTCGACCACGATGCGCGATAGTTGGTGCTGGAACTGATACTCGGGTTCAACACCATCTTCAGGCCTGACCACGGAGCGGTCCACGACGAGGCGGTGGCTGGACAGGACCGGCTCTATCGTGCGGACAATCCGCTCCTCCTTGAACCCTCCGTGCGATCGCAGGCGAGAATCGTCCCTCGGCAGGATAACGGCGGACCACCCCGTCGGGTGAACGCGCAGCTCGTCGTCCCGCTCGCCCGGCTTGACCGAGAACGCCGGCAGGCGCGACATCAGCAGCTCGCCGAACTTGTCGAAGATGTCGATGTTCGGCTCCACACCGATCATCCGCGCGTCCATGGCGCGGCAGAACCGCAGCAGCGCGTCGATGTTCTCGTTCGTCGGACCGCCGCGCAGCGCCAGTATCCCCTTGCAGAAAAAGATCGCGCCCAGCGTCGCCACGACGGCGCAGGCCGTCTCGTCCTCGCCCTTGCCGGCAGGGTCGATGAAGGCGTACGTCGCCCCGTACGGGGCCCATTTCTCGTCCACCGCGGCCGGTCCATACAACCTTTCGTCGCCCAGCCCGATGACCTCTATGTCGCCGACAACAGTTGAACCGCTCTCGTTCACGCGGCCGTACGTGACCGACACGGGGGCGCGGTCACGGTTCAGGTCCATCACGATCAGGTCCTCAAGACTGAGCGGATAGCGGCTGCCCTCGTGCGCGTTAGCGACAAGCTGACACTGCATGAACCAATATCGCTGCCCCTGCGCCTTGTCGCGCGTAATCTGCTCGCGGCTGACACGGTGCGGGGCAACGATGTCGCCGGGCTGTGCCGCGCCGCTGGTCATCCTGTCGAGGATCGCCGGTGCGACCGCGCCAATCGTGTTCTCGCCCGGAAACGGATAGGTCTTGGGATAGCTGCGCACGACCACACCGCGGCGCGGGAGCTTGGCGTACAGCGTGTCCTCGTGATGAGGCGTACCGAGGTACAGGATTTCCCCGCGCCCCATCGTTGCGATCGCGTGGTACTCGGTCGTTGCGTCGAGCAGATCGAGCCGACCCTGCTTCGTGCGGCTGTTGTCCTTCGTCTCCACGTCGTCCGAGACGACCAGGTTGACGTGCTGGCCTGTGATCTGGCCCGTAATACCCTCGGCGATGACGGAATAAGCGCGTTGGATCGTGGCCCCGCGCACCGTAAATGCCTTGGTGGTAGAATCCTCGATCCGACTGCGCGGCGCCATGTGCCGCAGGAACCACACGGACGAGATCCATCCCTTGATGAGCTTGATGGTCTGCTTGCTGTGCAGCTCGCTCTTGCTGACGATCAGTGTACGGAACTCAGGGTCGCGGAAGAGGCTCCAGGTCGTCAGGCCGGCGCTGACAAGGTAGGTCTTACCGAAAAATCGCCACGCGAGGATTGCACGGTGAGCCGGACCGTTGGCGGCGAACTCCAGAACATCATCCTCTACCCAGCCGATCGGGTGATGGCGCTCCAGACCGACGCAGTGGAACAGCTCGCGCATGAAGAACGGAAAGCTGTCGAGGAGCCGACTGGTATAGGCGTCCTCGTCCGGCAGCGAAAGCAGATCCAGCCGTTCCCTGGTCGGGCCGTTCATTCCCCCCACCCCCCATCCCCGGACGATCCTGTCCGGCACGACCTACCTCCGTTCCTCAAGGATGGACTCGGGAACAGTCGGAGCGTCGAACGCCTGGTGGAGAAGACGAAGCAGGAACCAGTTCTGGAACGGCGTCAGTTTCCAGGCGTTATAGGCCGTCGTCCTGTCTATCTTGCCGGCCCCGATCCGGCCGGCGAGCCTGATAGCTCTCCCGACATCCGACGCCACGGGTCCGGCGAACGACTCCAGTTCCTTGCCGATGTGCCTGTTCGCCGCCGAGAGCGGCGATTCTCCCGAGAGGTTGCCCGGCGTCCACGGGATGCCGATGGCGTCAGCAATCGCCAGCGGACGCCCGAACCACCCGGACATTCCAGACTTCTCCCACGAAGCGTAGATCATTCCAACCGGGTTCTCTCGCCACCGCTCGGCGGTTTCGGTAAACGACCGGCGCCCCGACAGTCGGTTCGAGATTGCGTCTGTCATCGCTCCGAGGAACAGATAGGCCGAGGCGTACCACAGCTGATAGGAGGCCGGCATCTGAGCCATGACGCGAAGCCTCTGGTTCGTGAACGCAAAGGCATACGACTGGAGGTTATTGAAGATCCGCCCCATCATCGTCCGGTTGACAAGCGGACGGTCACCGACCCCCGGCGTCACCACCATCGAGCGGTTGACTTCGGCGGAGACGTTCGACAGAACAATGTCGAGCAGGTCCTTTGTGCCCGCATCGTCGCCCCATTCCTCGAAGTTGTACCGGATAACACCTTCCGGCCTCGACTCGATGAACTCATCGTACGTGGCGTACTTTTCCTTGATCGCTGTCCCGTCCGCAAGCTGACCGTGCTCATAGGTGAGCCTGTTGAACAGCTCGGCGCGATTCACGTTCAGACCGAGCTTGTTGAGTCGCGCGGCGTCGTACCTGTGGAGCCCGGCCCGGCGCATGGCGTCGTCCTGCTTGGCACCGCTCTTCACCAGCTCGGCCGCGCGGAGGAGTCTCCGGCTGTCCGTGCCGATCTTGTCCAGCACGGAGAGCCCGGCAATGCTCTTGTTGACGTTCGTGACCCAGTGAAGGAGCGTCAGGCGGTAGAAGGCATCCTCCACCCGCTTAGTGACGCGCTCGAAACCAGCGGAGAGACGGCGGACCCGGTCGGTCCCGAACCCCAGCGACCCGGAATCGTCCGTATCTGTGAGGTTGCGCCAGTGCGCCGTCCCGTCAAGCCCGATGTTCAGGAGTTCCAGTTCACGCCTCGTAGCCTTGTCGAGTCCGGTAATCGCCCGTCGTATCAGCCCGATCCGGCGCGGGCTGTGGAGCAGGGCAAGCGTGACCGGGCCGAAATCGTTGAGCTGGTTCCATACCGTGCCGCCCAGCTTGTTCATGCCCGAGAGCCGCAGCAGGCTGCGCCCGAGAAAGGCCGCGAACGGAAAGCGGTGCCTCTGCCCGAGCGGGTCGCGTCCCTCCAGCATGTCGATCATCGCCGGGATGTCGCGCGCGAGGGCGCCGCTTACGGATTCCGCCTGGCGCAGGGCCTTCGGATCGCCGGACCTCTTGCCCAGGTCGATCAGTACGTCCTTCATCTCGGCGAGGTATCGCTTGAGGGTGTCGCCGTTCTCGACCGGCGTCCCGTCCCTCAACGTCGCGCCCTGCCAGACCGGGTTGAGCTGGATAGCGCGCCGGATAGCCATGCGGCCACCGACGACCCGCGCGTAGCGGTCGAGCAACTGGTAAGGATCGCGCACCATGTAGTCGGCCATCGCCGACTGGTTGATGTGCAGCGCTCTACTCGCGGCGGGATCGGTCCAATCTTCGTCAACGATCGCCCGGGCGACCTCGGCGGCCTGTTTGCGGTAGTACGCCTCGGCCGACGCGCGGTACGCCGCCAGTCCCGACGGCGACAGATCGCCCTCGGTCAGATCGGCGATCAAATCATCAAACGGAACATCCTTCGGCGCGCCGTCGATGTCGCCCACGGTCGGGAACTTGGCGTCGTGGGCAATCCGCAGGATATCACGGTCCATCCGCTCCGCGATACCGGCGACGATCGGGCGGTCCTGCCAGGCGAGCGGGACTCGGTTCTTCATCCCGTCGGCAATCCGCATCTGGAGGCTCAGGCGGTCGATGAAACGGTTTCGATCCGAGGCAACGGCTTCCTGGTCCCACACCTGGCTCAGATAGAACCTGCTGTCCTCGACCTTGCCCTCAAGATCGGCCACTTCCGCGGCCTGCTTCTCCAGCCGCCTTCGGGCGGCGTTGACGCGGTTCAAGTGCCACTCGCTGTTTTCCTTGCCGATCATGGCAAACTCGCGCTCGGCGAGCACTGTTTTCAGTTTCTCCAGTCTCGCTTTCGCGCCGGCCAGTGCGCGCGGTCCGATCCTGAACATCCCGGCTACTTCGCCCTCTTGCAGCATCCGACCGAAGTAGCCGCGCATGACCTCGACTCCGCGCCGGACCGGATCGGGCACGTCCTTGGGAACCGTGACCGGGAACCCGCGGTGAGCGTCGTTCTCGCGGCGGATCAGGTCGTCTACGGCCGCGAGGTACGACTGCTCGTTCGTTACCGGCTTCCCGTCGTACACGAAACCCGTAACATCGGACCTGTTCGCGGCCCTCCACTGGTTCCGCAACGCGATCTGGGCCATCTGGCTAATGGCGCGGTACCTGTCCCTGATGCTCTCCGCCGCCGCGCCCGACTCGAAGAACAGCGGGTCGGTTGCCGATCCCCTCGTGATCGTCTGGGCCGATCCGAGCAGGGTCCTGTAGGCGTCGCTGATCCGCGCCAGCGTGACGTTTACGATGCGACCGCCGGGGGTCACGGCGCCCTGGAGATTCGCGTAGGCCTTTCCGGCGAGCGCCGCGGCCCTGTCGAGCCATGATCCGCCAAGCTCGGCCGCGGTCGCCTCCGCGTTCAGGTCCTTCCGCTCAAGGAACTCTCGGGACCGCACGAGCAGGTCGTAGAACTCCTGGCTGGGATGGTTCTCGACGTGCAGGTTGAGGTTGGCATCCTTGTACTTTTTCTGAAGCTGAACGATAAGGCCGCTGTTCTCGTCGTTCGGCTGCCGGAGCACGCGCACGACCGTATTATCCACCGGCGGCGAATCGAGAAGCTCCCGCAGCTTCGCCGTGCCAAAGGCGTACTCCTGCGGGAGCGTTTCAACGGTGATCGTGGACGGGCTGGTAGGCGGCCTTGCGGCGCCGGCGGCGGATCCCGGCGTGGGAATACCGCCAAACGGACTCGCGGTCGTACCAACGAAAGCTACGGGATCTGCGCTTGGCACGGATTCCTTCAGCATCCGGTCGAACCCGAGCCTGATCTGCTCGATCTTTGCGGACGACACGCCCCTTTTCAGACCCGACGGCACCCGCGCCATTGCCCCGAGCGCGCCGCCAAGGGCCCCGGAGATTCCGGCCGCGATCATCTCGTCGGTAAGGCCCGGCTCGTTTGCCACCGGGGCAAGCTCGTTCTCCAGCAGCTTGGCGCCGAGGCCGACGGAAGCGGCCACGGCGGCCGTCCTGGCAATGCCGGCGCCCCTGAACGCGAACCCGAGCGGAACCAGGTTCATCGGATCCCCGACCATGTTGACGGCCAGCGCCGCGTTCCCGGCGAATGTGCTTGACCGCGCGAACACGTCGGCGTCACGGAGGAACTGCTCGCCCGTGATCCTGTCCCACTCGAACTGCTCGATTGACCGCGAATCGTCGAACTGACCGCGCTCGACCAAGTAGCGCACGCGCGGATTCCTGTCGAGCCCGTGCTGTTTGATGTACGTAAAGGGGTTGAAGTTCTCGTCGTCCCGGCCCGGTCTGCCGATCCAGTTGGCGATGCTCTGCACGAGCCCCATGTGGTAGACGCTGGAGACGACTTCGCCGAACCCCGGACGGTCGATCGCGGGCGGCTCCTTGCCCGGCTCGTCGCCAGCGACGATGCGCGCGCGGTGCAGCGCGATGTTCCCGATCGAATCCGGGAAAAACCCTTCTCCGGTCTGCGGATCGACGAGCGTAATCGGCATCAGCGCAGCCCCGTCATGCGGATCTTCCTCTGGAACGCCGGATCGAATCCGAGCTTGAACTTGTCCTGCCCCGACCTCCTGTTGAACTCCCGTTCGCGCCGGTCGATCTCGGACCGATAGCGCTCGTTCTCGCGCGCTGCCCGGTCGTCCGGAGTCCAGATGACCAGGCGCCCATCCGGCGACGTGAGCGGAACCGAGATCCCGGGAGAAACCTCAACCATGAACGTCCATCCGAACGACTGGCCCTCGGCCGGAGAAAGGAACGGCACCGCCGAGACCACCTTCTCCGGATCGTGCCCGGCTTCGCTCAGCGCGCGCCGGGCCTCTTTCTCGAATCCGGCCCCCCAGCGCAGACCCTCCGGCAGTCTGACGCCCGTAGAGCCCTGGATGAACACCGGGGTCACGGCGCCGTCCCACCGCACAAAGTCCACGTGTTCGCGCACCATCGACTTCGCGTAGTTGTTCGACTCCTCGATGCGGCGCTCGCGCGGCAGGTCGCTCCTCTGGCGGTAGCGCTCCTGGAACCAGCCCCGTACGGCGTCGGATACTTCGAGCCCGGCCGGGTTCAATGACGGGTCGATCCAGAACGCATTGGTGGTGTGCGGGATGTCCCCGCGCACCTCCCGCATGATCCTGTTGACCTGCTCGGACCAGAACTGGTCAACGGACTGGCCGGACGGCCTCTGGCTGGACATGTCCTCAATGATCCCCCGATCCAGTCGCGGCGGCTCGCGCGCGGACTCGATCGCGGCGCGGACGGACGCGGCCTCAACGGAACCGCGCTCGCGGTACTGCTCGGCCGCCGCGTCGATCGCGGCCCGCAGCGGCGCGTCGATCGAGGCATCGTTGATGATCTTTGCATAGGCGCGCGGGTTGCCAACGGCGATCTGCCCCAGCGCCACACCGGCGTTGGCGACATCGACCGGATCGCTTGACATCAGCGACGCATACATGGTCTGTCTGATTTCGATCGGGGCCAGACCTGTTCCGGCCACAACGGCGCCTAGACCAGCAGGATCGACGATCCGGTTTGAAGCGTCGATCATGCCGACGCCCTCCGGTCCGACCATCTCGGCAAGGGCGTCGCCGTGCTGCGTGTCGGTCAGAAGAACCGGTTTGCCGGACAGCAGCGCTTCCGCGACCTGCTGCTTGGCCAGGTCGATCCGATCGGTACGGGCGAGCGAGTTGGCAAGTTCGCGCAGGTGGATCGGATCGACCCATCGCGGATCGTCCGGGGACATGTTCTCCATGCTCGCGGAAATCTTGCCCAGTTCTTCGGCCGTGATGTTCTTGTTAACTGCCCGTGCGTCAAGAGCGGCCCGGCGCCGCTCCTGCGCCGCGGATACGTTGAGGGCCCGCAGGCGCCGCGCGTCCTCCGGGAGGAGCCGGTCCCCGATCTGGCCGATCGTGCCCTGAACCGTCTCGAACGGCGCCCCGGTCTCAATGAGGTCGAGGACCTCGGCGGCCGAGGCCTTCGAGAGCGCGTCCTTGGCGCGCTCAATCTCTCCCCGCAGCACGTCCGACGCCGCCTCCTGCTCCAGCGCGAACTCGCCGCCGAGCGCCCGGCGCGCCTCCTCGAACTCCGTCTTGAGCCCGCGCTCCGCCGCCGTCTGCATCGCGCGAACAACCGGCAATCGGGCCTCGCCGTGGTCGAACCCCATGCCCTCAAGGTTGGCGATCATCTCGCGCAGCCCGGCCTCGTCGAGCCCGACCGCGGCGTCGCCGGATCTGCTCAGGATCTCCTTCCGGTTCGCCTCAAAGTTCTCGGCGGACTTGCCGAGCAGCGCGCCCATGACTTCGGTCACGCCGCGCATCCACTCGTCGCGGTAAGCCGCGTCGGCGTCCGGCCCGATGCGCTGCTCAAGGATCTGCCGCGCGAACGGCTCCAGCTCAGATCCGCTGATGGTCGCGGGCGGAACAATGACGCCGCCCTCAATGTCGGCCCGGATCTTCGCCAGCTCGATGTTCCGGTCCCGTGCGGCAAGCCCGCGCATGATTTGGTCCTGCTGCTGCCGCTCCTGCTCGGCCTGGCGCCGAGCCTGTTCGGCTTCGCCGGCCCTGAAGCGCGCGGCGCGGGCGCGCGTATACCGGAGCTGCGCCTGCTCGGCGACAAGCCCGGTGGCGGCGCCCAGGATCGAATCAAGCTGTGAGGCGATCTGCTGGCCGCGCGTGAGCGGCTGCGGCGCCGAGATGCCCGGCGCAATCAGGCCGGCGTCAGAGAGCGGCACGTCTGCGGATCCGATCCGCAGCCGCTGCCGGTGGGAGAGCGGGCCGATCTGTCCGTCGATCCGGCTCATACGAAGGCGGAGCCCCCAATGTCGGGGATGCGGCGGATGCTCGGGACACCGAGCCCGGTCGTGTAATCGGGCTGTTCGGGCAGGAGAGCGCCGGCGGCCTCGTTCGTGCCCTGGATCTGAAGTCCGGTGACGGCGCCCTGGAGGGCGCCGCCGGCCGCGGCCAGCAGCGGGCTGACCCGGCGCGCCATCAGCGCGCCGATATTGCTGCTCGCGCCGCTGTAGATGGCGCCGAGCGACAGCCTGCGGTTCTCCTCCTCTATCGCCGCGTCCATTGCGCCCTCCTGGGCCGCGAACCGGATCAGGCTCTCGAACGATCCGCCGGCCGATCCGCTTTCTGCCTGGATGACTCTCAGCCTGGCGATCGCGAGCTGCGCGCTGCGCCGGGCGCGGATCTGGGACAGGAGCGAGCGATTCGAGACCTGGAGCGCCTGTTCGCCGGCGGCCCGCGCCTCGCCGCGCGCCGCGCCGGACACGGCGCGGTTGGACTGGATAGCGCCGTAGCCCTGGATGGCCGCCGCGGTGGACGCGAAGATGGCCGCAAACGGGATCGGCATAATCTAACCCGAAGCGTATTCACCCACGTACTGCACTCCCGCCACCGAAAGCGGTGTCGGCCATGAACTGGTGATGGTTACGATGATGTCGGACGCCCGGCCCGGCGCCATCGCATCCAAGAGCCCATCATCCTCGGTGAACTCGCCGTCATCAAGGTCCAGGGTGGTCAGGTACTCGCCGAAGCCCGGGAATCGGCTCGTCACCGAGACGGAGTACGGCCCGCTCTCGCGGTGCGATACGACAACGCGGCGGCACAGGAAATAGTCGTTGGTCATCGCGCGGCCGGACTCGTCGCGCACGAACGGCTGTGACAGCTCCAGGATGAAATCGTAGAACCGGCCGAGGCATACTTCGCCCGCCGACCAATCGCCCGGCGCCGCGACGGTCGTCGGCGTGTAGGTCGTCAGCTCGATAACCCCGCCCGGGCCGGGTCGGGTCCACGTTCCCCTTGTCCCCGCCACGCCGACCAGAACCGGAACGGTGTAGGTGTCCGGACCGGTCACGGTCACGACCCGATTGCCGTCGATCGTCGGGATGCAGTCGGTATCCTCGATGACTACCGTATCGCCGGTCGTCAGGCCGTGGGCGATGCTCGTCACCGTGGCGTTTGCCCCGGGCGCGACGGCGGTGATCTTGCCGTTCCTGAACGTCGGGAACTCGGCCCCGAGCACGACGCGGTTGAGCGTGGAGCCGTCGCCGGACAGGTTGGCGGGCATGGTCCACGTCGTCAGGTTAGTCGCGGCGCTGTAGGTGCCGGTGGAGTAGATCTGACGGTCGAGCTTGACGGCGTACGGCCACCCGTTATACCCGGCGGGCGCGGCGCGCGCGGACTCAACCGGGTTGGTGCGCATGCGCTCGAGGATGAAGTCTCCGGCGCAGACCCTGGCCGTGCCGCCGATGGTCACGGCGACGGGAACCGTGAACCTGTCGGCGTCGAGCACGGTCACGGTGTGCTGCCCGTTGATGGTCGGCTTGCTGGTCGAGTCGATGATGAACACCGCGTCGTTCGTGACGAGGCCGTGCCCGGGGTAGTGGACCACCGTCGGGCTGCCAACGTCGTTGTTGGCGAGGCCGGCGATCTCGCTCAGGATCCACAGGTCCTCGGCGAGCACGGCCACGTCAACGATCCGGTAGGTGTCGTCGAACCGGAAGCGGCCCCACGCCGACTGCTCCTTGCGCGTGCCGGACCAGTGCGAACGGTAGACCGTGAGGAACGGATCGTCGGTATCGAGCACATAGAGCGCAAGATCGTTCGGGCTTGATACCATCGTGCGGCAGGCGGTCGGGAGATAGCCCGGGACGTGGCGGCTCACGTCGATCGCGGTCGTTGCGGCCCGCAGGTCGTCGTAGATGTATTCCCAGACGGACACGCTGCCGGCGGTCGGCCCGGTGAAATACAGGATGCTTGAGAGCGTGCGCGGCTTCGTGCCCGCGGTCGCGGGCAGGGTGCGGTGCTTCGTCGTCGGCTCTACCGCGGCGGTCGAGGGCGTCATGGCGTCCGGCGTACTCAGCTCGAACTGACGACCGGCCCGCGCGAACAGGGCCAGCGTGCGGCGCACCGGGACGATGAAGTCGAGCAGAACCACGTCCTCCGACCCCATCTGGATATTGACGGGATCGGAGTCCGATACGGTCGGCGCGTCCTCAAGGTAGAAGTTGAAGAGGTCGTTTGTGGCCGATCCGACGACGTACCCGTCGCCCACCAGCCACAGGCGCGAGCGCAGGAGCGCCATGTCAGAGACGGGAACCCTGTTCTTGTACCATCGCGCTGTGCTGCTGGTGCTGTCGGCCGTGATATCAACGCCGACGGTGAACGTATCGGGGGTCGGCACGGCGGCGACGGTGCGCACCCCGTCCGTGGACGGGGTCGAGCCCGAGTCGAGGATCAGAACCGAATCACCGACCGAGAGACCGTGCCCGACCGAGGTCAGGCGGTCGTTGGAGGCGGTGAAGGCGGTGATGAACCCGGAGGACTGGTCGGCACGGAACAGCTTGGGGCTGGGGTTGCTCTCGGCCGAGCCCGTCAAGCGCTGCGACCACGGGACCTGCGTCACAGTAAAGGTTGCCGGCGGCCCGACAAGCGTCCGCTGCATCCGCACCGGCATTGTGTCGGCGTCGGGCTGGCCGTCGGCCTGGTTCGGGGCCGGGGCGCGGTTCCAGCGGTCCTCAACCGGGAGCGTGCGCGTGCCGGATCCGGTTCCCGCCGTGAGTGATCCGCCCGGCTCGAACGGAGCCCCCGCCGCCGTCAGATCGGTGCCGGATCCGGTCGCCGCCGTGTCGATCTCCTGCGCCGCAGAGCCGCGGTACGGGCTGGTGATTGTGAAATACCCCGTCGGCGGCGAACCGCTCGAATCGACGAACGTCCACGCCACGAGCGCATCGGAAGCGCCGGCGCCCTGGAGCGTGCTCTGGATGCGCGCGGCAACCTCGTGCATCGAACTCTGGGTCGATCCGTCGTTGCCGAGCGACATGTCGTACTGCGGCCCGATCGACGTAGCACTGGTATCGGTGTTGTCAACCGTGAACCCGGTCGTAACGCTCAGCTCGATCTCGTCGTCGCTGATACGCGAGGCGATGAGCCTCCACCCGGCCGTGACGCCGGTACCGCCCGTGATCTTGATGGACATGCCGGCGATGTCGGTCATCCCGGCGAACGCGCCGGTCTTGACGAGGCGCCTGGTCGCGTGCGTCCACGTCCCGCCGGTGAAGTTGGGATAATACTTGCCGAAGCGGACGCGGAACGTGTGCGGCGAATCGGCGGAGTTGTCCCAGCTTCCGTTGGGGGTCGTCCACGTGCCCGAAGTCATCGTGTTGAACCGGCGCTTGCAGAACGTCACGCCGTCCACGTCGTACTTCCAGTAGCCGGCGCTCGCCGCGGCCGAGTCCGATGTCGTCTGGTGGTACGTCTGGTCGGCCGGGGTCGTGGCCGTCATGCGCTCGTAGGTTGTGAACGGCGCGGATACGACGAACGATTCCGTGGTTTTCGTCGCCACCGGAACCGTCGTGTTCACGATGAACGTCGTGTCCTGGAGGGTGACGAGCCTGATCTGATCGGCGGTCGCGGAGTTGAGGTTCAGGTACGCCTGCGCGTCGGGGCTGACACTGACCGTCGCCTCGTTCACGGTCACGGCGTCGAACACGCGGAGAACGCCCGCGCCGTACACCACGATGTACCGCTCGTCGTCGTCGCGGTCGATCGGATGGACGCGGTAGTTGGCGCCGGCCGTCAGGCCCGTAATCGCCTGGAAGAACCTGGTGCCGGGCCGCTTGACCGCTCCGAGCGCCACGTCGAAGACCACGTTCTCGGCGTTCTCGACCTGGCCCGGGAACCGCTGTGTGACCGGCTGACGAGAGACCCCCTGCGCCAGGTGCTGGGCGATCAGATCGACGTGCGCTCCGCTCTCACGTCCTCGTTTCGGCGCGACGGGCATGGATCATCTCTATCTCGCCGCGGACCCGGCCGCCTGCGCCGCCGCGATAGACGGGAACGGATTAGGCGACGGATCGCGGATCGTTTTGTTGGCGGTGACGGAGGCCTCGGCACGCAGCGCCTGTTCCTTCGACCAGGCGTCCTGTTCGGGGCTGGCGCGGTTGATCTGCTGGAAGAACTCGACGGCGCGCTCGATGATGATGCGCTGCACCTCGGTCGGCGCGTCGGCGAACGACGCAACGGAGAGCCAGCAGTCAAGGAAAATGTCGGCCGTGCCGAGGTTGGTGGTCTGGTTGTCCAGATCAAACACGACGTTGCCCGCGGTCGTGGTCAGCTCGCGTTTTCTGCTCGGTCCGACGGGCGCTATCCGCACGATATTCGGGGGGAGCGTTACGGTATTGCCGCCGCCGGTCGGGGTGAACTTCTGGAACCTGGCGATGGTCACTTCGTCAACGCCCTCAAGGTAGACCTTGGTCGCCATGACCTCGACGGCGTACTGCGCCCGCGCGTGCGGTGACCTTCCGGCCGATCCCGACGAGTCCAGCTCGCTGACCAGCGTGTTGCTGGCTCGCTGGAGACACTCGTTGACCGCCTGGAGCATTGTAAAAGCGCCCATAAGCACTCCTCAGTCGGCCGCCTCAAGCTCGCCCGAGCAGCCGTAGTCAAGCTCCAATATCGTACCCGGACAGTATTCGACGGGGACGTGGACAGACACCCGGACGGTCCGGTCCCGCTTGGAGCGCCGCGGGACCGGCGGCGCCATCGGGGCGTACCATCCGAAGTCCGGCGGCGGCGCCGGCGGCCGATTGGGCTCGAAGGACACGAACCCGAACAGGCCCGCGTTCCTGCCGCTTCTGGCGTCGCCGAAGCGCGGCCGTTCGAGCATGATGAACCAGTTTTCGGGCGTCTCGGGCGGGCCCGGCGGCTCGATGAATCCGCCGCTGCCCTGCTCGATAACCCGGGATTCATCCTGGCGGCCGCGCCGTCCCCGCCACGGCGGCGGCATGAACAGCGTGTTCCCGGCAAGGAACGAGAACAGCTCGGACAGTCTGGGGTCAGGTGGCACGCTTGCCTTCAATGAAGCCGAGCCGCTGCTCGACCGTGAAACACTGATCGCAGCTCGGGCCGCCGCACGTCGGGGCCATGCACTTGAAGCAGAACCCGCGGCGCCGCCCGCTTCCGGGGACGACGGTGTAGTGCATCCCGCAGTGGCAGCACATCACCGTGTCCATTTCTTCGCGTCCGTTCTCGCCGTCGATCAGGATGTACCCGTGCGTGCGCGTGCTATTCCTCCCATTGCAGGGTCGCCTGGTGGGCGGCGGACACGGTCGAGGAGACGCTGAACAGCCCGATCCCGGCGTTCTGGACGGCGGGGATCTTCATGCCGTATCTCGGGTCGGTGGTCCATCGCACGGTGGCCCGCTGGTTCATGCTCATATCGAGCATCACCGCGTTGGCGGTGTAGGTCGGCTCGACGGAGTGGGCCACGCCGCAGTCGAGTGTCGAAGCGACCTCCGCGGGGTCGAGGGGCACGGGCGTGAACCCGGACCCCTCGGTTCCGAGCGCCGTGTGACGCTGGACGCGGAACTTGGTCGCGCCGTCCGCCGGCGTGGCCGAGCACCCGACAATGATGTCGAACAGGCTCGGGCGGTCGGTCGGCGACGCGAGCGGCTGGAACAGGTTGATGACCGTCTTGTTGGTGCCAACGGCGGCCTCGCCGACGCCGGCATACACGCCTGGCATGATTCGGTCTCCTATCGGAAGGGGCTGCCGGCGTCCACGTCGGTACGACCGCCGCGCGCCCGCCTCGCCTCTGTGGTGTCGAGAACGTTCAGGTCCGAGAGCGAGGCGTCCCAGCGCTTGGCCGCGGTCTCGTCCCTGACCAGTTGGAACCGGATGCCCGGCAGGAGCCTCTTGGCGTTCTCCGGGCTCGACCATCGGGCGCAGAACTTCTCGGTGGCGGCCGTGCAGATGTAGCGCGCCAGCGGCTCGGGCACGCACTCGAACTTGAAGAGGACGATCTGCTCGGTGACGACGTCGGCGTCGAACTTGAAGGTGTTGTTCGCGCGGTCGTAGAGGCGCCGGCCGACCTGGGACACGTCGAGGTCCGCGTCGTCCCGGTCGGTATCGGCCGTGATGGTGCCGGCGGGCAGGACAAGGAAGTTGTCCGCGTCGCGCTTCAGATCGACGTTGACGCGGCGGTTGAAGTGCCACCCTCGCGACTGGATGCGGATGCTCTCGCGCTCCAGGTAGCGCTGCGCGATCCCCGCGGGCGAACGGCCGTCGGCGCCGCGCGAGTCCAGCTCGGTTGCGCCGCCGCCGCCGGAGTTCTCGATGATGTCGTCTACGGCCTCCAGCGTGGTCACTCAGATCCTTTCAATCAGGCAGTTGCCGCTCGTGGCGCCGGTCATGTTGAACTCGACAATGATACCGGCCGCGCCGCCGCAGTTGATGATGAGTTCAGCCGGGGTGTTGTCGGCCGGCGAGCGCACGTCGCTCGCGTCGCCGAGCGCGTTCTCGATCGTGGTTGCCGACACCTTCGACCACGTCAGCGTATCCGCCATCCGTTCCGAGTCGTCAACCACGTCGCCGTCCACGCCGACCGACGCGGAAAGGGTCGCGGTCCCGTTTCCGAGCAGGACCAGCTCGACGGCGGTAAAGGCGGATCCCTTGACGGACCTGCGGACGAGCCAGACTTTATAGTCGAACGTCGAGTTGTCGGCCCCGGTGCCGAAGAAGCTCAGCCGCGCCCCGCGGTGCCCCATGAGGTCGAAGAAGTTTTCCGGGCTAGCGGGCTGGGCCTGTCGCCCCGCGGTGATCGTAAAGGCCGTGTCGGACGAGTTGGCAGACAGGTACCTGGCCTGTCCTTCCGAGTCGTAGACCTGCCGGAAGATTCCCATGCGTCAAGCTCCCATTATTCCGGTTGATCGACCGCGCGCCCGCGCTCGGCCCCGCGCCGAAGTTCCTGTCGTAGACAGGGACGCTGTCGCCAGCGCCGACAGCACCGACGCCGCCCAGACCTTGTTGCCCTCGCTGGTCAGGTGCGACACGCCGTCGGCGCGCCAGCCGCGCGGCGGCTGGTCGGCGAACACGCCCAGCGAGGCCCACGCCGAGCCGATCCCGACAGCGCCGTACGCGGACGCGTTGGCCTCGATCCAGGCGACCCACGCCGAGTAGTCCTGCACGCCCCACGAGTTGCCCGAGGTGATGTTGTCGTTGCGGCCGTGGGCGGGGTCGGCGACAAACGCGACCCTGCCGGTGGCGCCGCTGTCGCGGTAGGTGTCGGCGACGGTGCCCATGTCGGACGGCGTGCTGTCCTGCTGGGCCGGGATGATGACCAGGGCGTCGAGCCCGAGCGCGAGCAGGAACGCCTGGTAGAGCGTCATGCCGGCCTGGTCGCTGCCGGCGGAGAGCGGGGTCTGGTTGAACGACTCGCTGAGGTGCTTGGAATACCCGTTCCCGCCCCAGCCGGTCGAGCCGATGCCCCAGCCGGATACGTCGGTGGCGTACGCCTCGATGGTCACGAGCAGCGGCGCGAAGCCGCCGCCACCCGTGGGCGTGAAGCGGACGCCCTGGAAAGCGTCGGCGAACTCGGACGCCGCGTAGTCCACCGCGCACCACCGGAACGAGAGCGGGCCCCAGTACAGGTTCCAGGTCGACGCGATACCGCCCGTGAAGGCCTTGTCGAGCTCGACGACGTACGTCGTGCCCGTGTCGGTGACGGTCATGACGACGCTGATCGACTTGGCGCTGCCGGCCGAGGCGGTAGCGCTCGCCAGGATGCCCTGCCCAACGGCCGGGGCCGCGCCCACCACGTCGGCCTTGTTGAACTCGACGTAGGGCGTGCCGCCCATGTTGAGGCCGACGAGGCCCGCGGTCACGCTGCCGGTCTGGGTTTCCAGCGTGACGGCATGGTCGGTGCCGGCGCGGTCGGTGCCGGCGGCGTCGATCGTGGCGCCGGTGTACCGCTCGCCCGTGACGTTCGCGCTGCCCGGGTAGGCGAGGAACAGGCCGCGGAACCGGCGCGCGTTGGTCTTGAGGAACTTGCTCCCCGTGACATCCGACCAGAGGTACTGCTTGTACCCGGCCGGGTCGATCTCCAGCGTGTAGCCCGGACCAAGACTGTCGGTCGCGTTGGAGCCGTACCCGACCCTGGTCCAGTTCTCGGATTTGGCGCTCTCGGCGGTGAGCGCGCCGCCGGAGGCGCAGGCGGCCGCGCTCTGGTCGAGCCCGAACTGCGCGCTGCCCGTGCCCCCGGCGGGCTGCTGGCAGATCGCGCCGACGCAGTTGGCCAGTCGCTGAAGGATCACGCCGCCGCCGTAGTGCTGCGGCCAGTTGCCGCCGGTCGTGCGCGCGTCGTAACTGATGCGCGAGCCGCGCGAGTTGGATAGAAACAGGATGCGGTCGATGCCGAACGGCGTGTTGTCGGCGAGCCGGCGCAGGGCCGGGTTGACGCCGGCGACGTTGGCGAAGTTGACCGCGGTCCCGCCGCTCGGCGTGCCGAGCGTGAAATACCCCGCGACGGCGTTGTTCGCGTCCTTGTGCGCGAAGGCGCCGGCGGAAATGGCCAGGTCGGTGCCGTAGACGCCCCAGATGGCGTTGGTCACGCCGCGGTCGAGGAGCGCGATATTCGACGGCAGCGCGTTGGATGCGGGCGACCAGTCGGACGGGAGCCCGGCGGTCGCGGATCCGCCGTCCTGATCCGAGTTGTGCGACGCGGAGAAGTGGTTCCAGGCGAAGTAGACCTGGTTCGAGTTCGTCCAGTTGGTGCCGTCGCTGTACTGGAGCAGCATCCCCGGGCTCTTGAGCGCGAAGACGGCCGCGGCCTCGGCGTCGCTGGTGAGCGATCGCCGGAGCACGAACGGCCCGTAGTGCCCGAGCGCGGCGGAGGTCGGCGCGTTGGTCAGCGCCGCGCCGATGCGCAGGCGGTCGAGCACGCCGGTCGAGGCCGCGACGTACGCGCTGCTCGATCCCGTAGCGAGCTGTGTTCCGTCCGAGCGGATGCAGCGCAGCTCCAGCGTCGCGTTGGCGGCGCCGTCGTAGTTGTTCGTGAGAATGCACAGCGCCCAGCCGGGGGCGCCGCCGGGGTCGGGCCAGACGCCGTTGACGGTGATCTGCGCGATCGAGACGCCGAGCGCGTCGAATATCTCGGCCTTGAGGTTCTGGCCGCTCCCGGTCGTGGTCAGCCGGAGCTGGTCGAGCGTGCCGGTGGCCTGATAGCTCTGCCAGATGTTGCGGTTGCTGGCGCTGGTGTTATACAACCAGAACGCGAGCGACCAGTCCTGGGCGCCGATGAGCGTGGCGACCAGGCCGGATCCCGGCCCGGGCGTGTAGGTGATGCCCTCGGTATTGCCGTCGATGTGCAGCATGTCCGAAAACCCCCGGCGCCACGGCAAGCGGCGCCGGGGGCGGAAGGAACAAGCCTCCGTTTCCGGCGCGGCGTGAGCGGGCCGGATCAGGTCAGGCTGAACGCTCCCTCGAGGAACCAGGTGATGAGGGCGCGGCCGTTGACCGCGACGGTGGCGTCGGCGTCGATGTCGGTGGCGGTCGGGACGGCGAGGTTGAGGAACAGGTCGGCGGCCGTGGAGGTTCCGTCCACGACGGCGGCGATCTGGGCCGCGTTCGTGGCGGCGAGGAAGGCGTTGTCCTGGGCCGATGCCACGTTGATGGTCGTGCTCGACGTGAGCGTGTTGACGGACTCGCCGGATCCGGGCGCGAAGTTCATCATGGTTGTTGCCAGGGTTGTTGACGAGGCAGCGGCCGATCCGAGCCCCCAGGCCACCGCCACGCCCGAGTTCAGGGTGGAGGCGATGGCGCTGGTCGTGGTCAGCGTGATGCTGGCGACGCAGGCGAGGACGTGGATGCGGCCGAGCGGGAAGTCGTAGAGCTGCTGGCTCGCGTACGCCAGGGCGTCGGTGATTGTGATGCTCATGTTGGTGAACTTGAAGAGGGTCTGGCGGAGGATGTGCGATCCGTACTCCTCGTGCGTCAGTCCTGACTTGGCGACGACGGTGCCGACCTGGTTGGCGCTCATCGACTCCGGCCGCTCGTAGGAGATCCCGGGTGTGGGGTGTGCCATGTGCGTGTTCCTCGGCGGGCGCGGCGCGCCCGGTGACTCAGATGATGACCTCGACGGAGCCGGCGCAGTATGGGTTCATCTGCGAGATGCCGCCGAGCACGAATGAAGCCATGAACCACGAGAGGGTCTCGGGGTCGTAGTGGACGATGTTCTGCACGTCCTCCCAGTTGCCCATCGTCACGGCCGCGCCCCCGTCCGGCCCCTGGCAGAGCGCCAGCGCCACCGGGGTTCCCGTCGAGGCGCCGATCGAGAAGTCGCCCTGGTATCGGGCCGGGCCGGTGACGATGTTGGAGTCGGGGAACGACCCGCCGTTGGTGCGGGTGTTCACGCGCTCGTCCACGACCTTGAATCCCTCGATGACGCGCACGGTTCTGGTGGAGATGTCGTTGCCGTTGGTCGCGTAGTCGCGGCTGAACACCTGCGCGGTGTTGTCGTAGAGCAGGACCTCGTTCATGTAGGGCGTGTACCAGAGCCAACGCGTCTCGGGCGGCACGTTGTCCTCGTCCATGAGGCGGGCGAGTTGTCGCAGGTCGGCGCGGAAGTTGGCGGCGCCGGTCGCCGAGCGCGGGTAGGCCGCGGCGACCGATCCGCCGGACCGGGTGACGCGGTTGCCGCCGGAATCGACGGTGAGGCCGTTCTTGGTGGTTGCGGGCGCGCGGGCCGCGAGGCAGGCGGTGGTGAACAGGCGGCGGTCGAGAACCATGCCGACCTGCCGCGCGTCGGCGCGGGCGAGTTGGGCCCAGACCTCGAAGTGGCTGACGACGGTATGGTCGCGCGGGAGCCGGTGATGGGCGATGACGTAGCCATCGTCCACCGAGTTTGTTCCCTCGTCCACGGCGAACGCCTGCCCGGCGAGGTCGCCGCCGGGGCGGTACGACTCATCGGCGTTGGGCGTTTCGGCGAACTTGAGGAACTGGTACGACTTGCTTCCCGCGGCGGACCGCTTGTGAATGACGGGCTGCTCGGCGGTGTACAGCTTGGGCTGGTTGCGCCAAGCCTCATTGAAAACGCCCGAGTAGACCTTGAGCGCCAGGGCGGTGTCGTCCGAGCCCGCGGCGAGGAACCGGGTTGGTGTAACGGCCATGAGAATCCCCCGAAAGGGTTCCGTCTGACATCTACGACTCCTTGCGGTCGCAGTTGTCGCGGCTCAGGGGTGGGGGCTCTTGCGAGTTCTCCCCGCCGCGTCGCGCGGCTGCCGTCCGGGTCTTGCTTGGGCCGCGGCGCGTGGCCCTTTTTTGCGGGGGCGCGCCGGGACCGTCGCTTGAATCGCCGCGCGGCGCCGTTCGGCGCCCGCGGCGCTGTCATCCTATGCCGTTGCCGGTCTGTCCGTCATGGGCGGATTCTTCCTTGGTCGCCCCGGCCCGCGCTTGGGCGCGGCCGCGCCGCCGCTGTGGCGGTCCGATTCCTTGGCATCCTGCCGGTACTCGCGCAGGGCCGCGTTCTCGCGCCGCGGGTTCTCCGTGTCCTCCTGCTCGGTCCGGCGCGCGGCTTCGAGCGTCGCGGCCTGGGCCGGGGTGAGCGGCTTGGGCGCGCTCTCGGCCCTGCCGATCGCCTCCTCGAACGCCGCGCGCTCCGTAGCCCCGGTGCCGGAGCAGTAGGGCGGCGACCCGGCCACGGTCAGGTCCAGCATCTCGCAGAGGTAGAACCCCTCGGTGTCCTGCACGGGCGGGGCGCCGTGGACCGATGGCGGCTTATAGGTCGGCGCCCGAGCCGTGATGCGGTACGTGGCGTTCAGGCGCTCCAGCTGAGCCGCTTCGCGCTTCGTGAGCATAATCATGCGATGTTCGACCCCTTGTCGGCCCACGCCGACGTGTCGGTGTTCGACAGCCGGCGCATGATGTCCATGATCTGCTGCGCCCCGCCCCCGATCGCCGACTCAAGATCGGAGAGGAGCGCGGCCTTGGTCGCGTACGCCGGCCAGCGGGTGGTTTCGAGTGTCACGGGCGCGTCGCTGCTCGAGTTGACGGGCACGGCTCAGCCTCCGCGGTTCCAGGAGTCGATGAGCTCCTGGGGCGTCCTCTTGATGATATCCCACGCATCCCGGTCGCCCATCTGGATGCGGCGCATGGCGGCCTGGAACTCCTTGGCGTCCTTCGCGCCGCCGGCGGGCCCGCTCTGCCCGGTCGTGCCCGTAATCAGCGGCCTCGACCCGTCCGCTGATTTCTGGCCGTCGCGCATCGCCAGGAGCGCCCGCACGGCGCTCGGGGCCGTTACGGGGTCCTTGAGCATCCTGTTGAAGCCCTCGATCTCGCCGGGTCCGAGGAACGTGTTGGCTTCCTTCAGCAGGGCGCTGAGCTTGTCCGCGCCGCCCGCCATCCGCTCGCACTCCTCCTCGGCCTTCGAGACGATGAGGCCGCGCAGGGCGGCCTTGGCCCGAATGCCGGAGACCAGCTCGTTGACGAGCGACCTGCCGAGCGCCGGGTTGACCTTGCGCAGCGCCGCGTATGTCTCCGGCTTCAGGCCGTCGTTCTCGTCCCATTCCTTGAGGACATCCTCCTCATTCAGGCCGGCGAGACCGATGACATCGCGGGCCGTCAGGCCGGCGAGCTCGTCGTCGCCCGTTTCCAGCGCCCCGATATGCAGGCGCGGAGTTGTTGACTTCTCCTCCGGCCCCTGCTTCTCGTCCGGCTTCTTCTCGGCCTTCCGGGAGAGCTGCTTCTCGCTCTCGCCGTAGCTCTTGACGACCTCGTTCAGCGTTTCGGCGAGCGTGTTCCTGTGGAACTTTTCGGGTATGGGCTCGCCCTTGTACTCGGCCAGCCACGCGGGCGGCGCCTTCGCGACCGGCACCGGCGCGGGCGGCCCGGATGTCACCGCCGTCCCTGTTGTTCCCGTTGTGTCATCTGTTCCCGGCATACGCGATGATCCTACAGCTTCCCGTTCGACCCGGCAAGCGATTGTTCGGCCACGTTGCCCGCCACGTCAACCGCCTTCTCGCCCGCCGCCGCCATCATCCCCTCGCGCAGCAGTTCCTCGCGCTCGCGCCGGAGCTGGCCGGGGTCCTTGATGAGGCCCGGAACGTCGATCAGGGCGCTCTCGGCCAGCGAATCCACCGCCACGTCGATGTTGATCCGCTGCAAGGCCTGCTCGCCCATGCCCGCCACCGCGCCCACGAACTGAAGAATGTTCTCGAACTTCTGCGCCCTCGAGAGCGCGTCGTACCCCGTGAGCAGCCGCACGTCGATCGGCTGCGGCTCCGACGAGCCGTAATCGAAGAACCTGTTGATCACCCCGCGCTTCTGGAGCAGATAGACGGCCCGGTGGAATGTCGGGATCTGGTCGTCCTCGGCGACGAGCGAGTAGAACCCGCCGCTGGCCGCGTCCAGCTCGCGCGCGTTGTAAAGAATCTGCGTTGCGGTCGTCCTCTCCTTCGCCGGCTGCACGTCCACCCCCAGCAGCATCGACTTGCTCAGGTTGTCGTTCAGCATGGCCCGCGCCTCCCGGACCACGCTGAAGTCGGCCAGCTTCTCGACCGCAAACATCGCCACGTCATTCAGCCTGCCGGCGGTGATGTTCCCGCCCTCGACCACCGAACCCGTACGCTTCGCAAAGTCCTCCGGGCGCAGCTCGCTGCCGATCCCCAGAAAGATCAAAAGCTTGGCGCACAGGCCGGCGAAGTTGCCCGTCTGCTCCGCGAGAAAGTCCTCGCTCGCCAGGTCGCCGCGCAACGCCGTCTCGATGAACCCGCGGCCGTAGTTCTCGCCCGGCGACAGCTTGAACACCGTCGAAACAAACGGCGAGACCTGATCCTGCGACTCGTTGATGATCCTCCCGTTCATCTCCTGCTCGATCAGCCAGTTCCGGCCGCGCGGCTGCCACCTGCACCGCGTCAGCAGCGGGAGCTGCCGGTCGCGCGCGCTCTTCTTCTCGACCTCCGACCTGTCCAGGCCCGTTCTCCCGAACGCCTCCTCGTCCAGGTCCAGCGGGTCCTTCCGCTCGCGCACAATGTGATGCACGACGTTCCCCTCGCCGTCGCGCAGGGTCACGTACTGCTCGTTCCGGTACACGATGAAACCCAGATCGTCCGTGATCCTGTGCAGCGTGTCGCCGAGCGCGTAGCAACGCTCGAACACCATGCGCTTGGCGCTGCGGAACCCGCTCCGCCTCATGCGCCGCGGAGTCCACGGCGCGCCGGCCTCTATGTACTTCTGGATGATGAAGCTGGCGGCCATGAGCTGCTGCTGCCGGACCGACTTCGTCCGCGGATCGACCGCCGGGTCGTGCAGGAACTCCGGCGCCGGCGTCAGGATCGCGAATGGAATCCCGGTCGGATAGACCGTCAGCAGCGTCTTGCCCGCGAGGGTCATAATCCCGCGCGCGCCGGTGCTCTGGAAGTTCTCCGGGAGCCTCAGCTCGTCGGTCTTCGGCCGCGGCTCGACCCCGGCCTGCCACCACGTCGGCAGCAGGCTCGGGTCCGTAAGCCTTGAACACTCGCTCATGCGGTCGAGCACGGCGAGCCGGTCGTTGTGCTCGGCATCGAACTGGGACTGGATGGTTGGAGACGGCATATGTTCTCAGCCGTTATCGGGGATCCTCAGCCCCGTCTCGTCCGGCTGGTTGATGCCGGGCTCGATGCGGAGCAGGGCCACCCCGCGCCGCCTTCGCTCGCTGGCGCGCCGGATCGCCGCCAGCCGCTCGGCGTCGGCGCGCACGCGAGACAGGTCCGGTTCCGGCGGCGGCGGCAGCGGCGGCCTCTCAGGGGTGAGCAGGTCCGGCATCAACAGCCCCTTTCGCTTCTTTCTCCGCCGCGCGACGCCTGATCTCGGCCATCGCCTCCCGAGCAATCGACCGGCGACCGAGCTGAAAGTTCAGCGCGTTCAGATCGCTCACCGGCGCCGGGTGGCACTCCGGAGCCTTCTCGCTCAGCATCGCCTCCAGCGCGACCAGCACGCCGTCGGGCAGGTCAGACCATCGGAATCTCGGTTCCGCCAT